ACGCTTCGACAACGCTAAACCAACTTGAACAAAGTCGTTTTGAGATTGCATCTATTAAAGGTAAAAGACTTACTCTTATTAATGATTCAGAAAGATATGGTGGATCTGCACAAATATTTAAAGCTTTAACAGGGGGAGATAATCTTAGATTTGAAGAAAAAAATAAAAATGTCGGTGAGCCATTTGTCTATACAGGTATGGTTATGGTCTGTGCAAATGAACCAATCCAGACAACAGATAACACTTCGGGTTTAACAAGAAGAAGATTAACTGTTGAATTTAACAGACCTTTATGGGATAAAAATTCTGAAGCAGTTGAAATGATAAAACTTGAAAATGGTGAAGTAAAGGGCTTATGGAAGTCATATTTGCCCGGATTAGTCAATTGGGTTTTGAAAATGGATACCAAAAGTATGAGAGAATATTTACTTGATACTTACGAAAAAGTAGATCATCTTAAATCTGTAAGAAATAGCATTTTATTAACCAGTAATAATTTAGTTGAGTGGTTACAATCAGAAGTTGTTCATTCGCCAGATTCAGTTTCTGCTGTTGGTAAAAAAATACCAGCTGCTAAAGATTCAAAAGAAAGATATGTAAATAGTAATTTTCATTTATATGCCTCATACTGTGCCTATTGTGAAGATACAGGTTCAAAACCAGTGGGTCAGAAAAGATTTATTTCTCTTCTATTAGATTGTTGTAAAAACCAGCTTGGAATGAAAGAAATTATTAGCTTCAGTAAGAAAGGTAGACCCTTTATTAGAGGTTTAGTAATTCGAAACTCTGACGAAAAATTTAAAACCTCAGTGACAATACTTCCAGAAAGACAGTCACAGTAGGAGATATAAAAAAAACTTATATTATATATTATCTTTGTTAAGTAATATTAAGTACTGTAACAAAATGTAACAAGTGTAAAATATAAAGAAGATATAAAATCCTAATGACAACAACTACAGAATCAGGTGGAAGACAAAATATGTTTCCAGCTGAAACTCGTCCTTATATTGATGAGACAATCTCCTATCAAGGCTATCCACAAGAGGCTGAAAAAGCTAATGGTAGATGGGCAATGATTGGTTTTGTTGCTTTATTAGGTGCTTATACAACAACTGGTCAGATTATCCCTGGCATTTTCTAAATTACCCCCTTTATTATCATGACTCCTGAAGCAGAAAGATTTAACGGCTGGGCAGCAATGCTTGGATTCGTAGCAGCAGTTGGTGCATACGTAACAACTGGACAGATCATCCCTGGAATTTTCTAATGAAAGAAAAAAAATTAGAACAGCAAAAAGTTATTGCAGAGACTCTTAACGGAAGACTTGCAATGCTTGGTCTGGTTGCAGCTGCAACATCTGATTTACTCACAGGACATATGTTCTTCGGCATTTTTTAATGCATGAGTTATCACAAATAAACGAAATATCACCCTTTCAAGCAATCCTATGGTGTTTTTATCCCATAGGATTTGTTGTTTTATTTGAATTAGTTTTGAGAGCTAATGACGATGATGACGACGATGAAGGAGGTGGTGTTATGACACCTATTTATCAAGGAACCTAATGAACCACTTATTATTTACACTAATAATCGCTGCATATCTGGCAACTGATCTTAGTGCATTCATTTATGCATGAAAAAAATTTTTTATAGCCCTTACTATCCACTCATTGAGTTTGGATTCTTTGTCATTGTGGGGACAGTAGCAGGGTTGTATGGTTTTTTAGAAGTATAATTAAATTTTATATTTACCCCTTAAACTTGCAAACTTACAAGTTAAAAAATTTACCTTTTTTCCAAGAGGCAAGAGCAGCTTTAGAAAAGAAATGTGATTGCCCACATTGCACTTGTAATTGTGAACACTGCAAAAAGAAAATAAAACAAATAAAAAATGCTGGAGATTATTTTAAAAAATTAAAAGAAAATTGAAAAAATTTCAAAAAAAGTTACTACACCAGAAAAAATAATAATGAATTTTAAGATTGCTTTAATCGTCGTGCTCATCCCAAGGATCAGTCAAATTTTTATTAGGTGGCCCAAAAGCTACATATAGTCCATATCCAGTGACTAAAAATAGCAGTATCAAAATAATAGCAATTATTTGTCCCTCTGGTGGCAATCCAGCATAATTACCATGTTTTATTAAAGGTTGTTTTTCCCAAGTTCCAGGAAGAGTGTAAACAGATGGTCTAGATAGAAAAAAATTTACAAGAAACATCTAATATTTATATCTACTCTTACTTTATCTTTATAATCAAAATGTTCAACAATTTATTGTTTAATTTTTATTTAACTTGGTTCTGTAGGCCAAGAAATATTAAAAGGATCAGACTGTGTAGGTACATCTCTTAATGCCTGACGATAAGTTTTCCAATCATCTGAAAGAGTTAGATCACTAGTAGCTCTCCAATCTGTTTCAGTAAGCTTACGATTTCTTTCACTTCTAATTAGTGCCCACTTTGAATTATTTAACTCTGTTTGTTCATCTGCAGTAGTAGACTCTACTTTTACGCTATAAACCTTACCACCTTCAATATAAGCATCTACAGTAGTAAGCTTTTGTGTAGGAGTTGTATAACTAAGCGTTTCTACAAGCTCTACTACATTGTTTTCTGCTAAAAAATCTGCGTTAGGACCAGTAACAGTAAAACTTGTATTGGGAAATAATTCTTTAATAGTGCCAGTGCTTTTTACAGTAGGTGTACTACCACCTATGCTTTCAATGATTGCATATTTCATAATTAATCGAAATTTACCTCTACTTTAAATATTATAAAGGTAAGTTATTTAGTAAACAAAGTAACTAGAAGGAAGAGTATTACCACTCACATTTGGGTACATAAAATGACTATTTAAATCAGTAAAAGTAGTATCATCAAAAAGGCAAGGATACAGAACATAACCAGCACGCCCAGTACCTGCAGTAGTACTACTATTTATGCCAACATATCCTTTAGGTGCAAAAGTTGCAGCTACACCATTGCATTCAAATCTCCAAATAGGGCTATGGTGATAAGAAAAATATCCTGGACCATAACTTCCATAAGCCTGTACAACAATCCCTAGTGCATTAACATTTGAATTATCTCTTAAACCATTATTAAAACGTAAAGTTAAATATGAATCCACACCCTGTGAGTAAGCACCACTAGTTATATATCCTCCATTAGTACCATTAAAAAAATCAGTAACGTCAGTAGGACTGTAAGCACCACTCCAATAAGCGGTTTGACTGTAACCAGTTGAGCCCCAACTAGGTACAGTGTTGACAATAGACATTGTTGGTTGACTATATTGACCATAAGCACTACTTTTCCACATGCCTAAATTATCAGTAGCAGTTAGTCCAACTCCACTTATAAATGTTCCACCATTAGTATATGCAGAATTACCACTATAAAAATCACTCCAACCACCTGTCGGTTGTTGATAAGTCATACTCCAATGCTCTTGGAGATATTGCATTTTAACATCTGTAGAAACAGTTGGATCTACACCAAAAAAACTCGCTAAATCAACTGCTGGAGAACCACCGCCTGCAGCACGAAGCCTGTGCGATAATGTCATGAAAGATCTCCGATTGTTGCTCCATATAATTGACTTCCTACTTTAAATATTTCTATTGCTGTAGCATTAGCACCACCAAGAGTAGGGGCAGATCCACCATTCCACTTTATAGTAGGCCATGACAAGGTATAGTTTGAACTAGTAGCAGTAACTATAAGAAGCATAGATTGACCAGTGGTTAAACTATCAGTTGCAGTTCTATTTCCTCCTAATGTCCATGTCTGAATCATTCCATTATCAGGATCTAAAGCTACAGATGCAGCATCAGTAATTGCAAATACATTTTCGTTTATTGCATCTTCAAAAGTAATTGAACCTGTAAAAGTGTCTGCATACTCTAGCTGCCCTACGGCTGTAGCTCCGCTACCAGTAATACTTTTTACGTGTAAAAATTTACTAGCTGTCGCATTATTATCAGGCAAGACCATTGTATAGGACTGACCGGCACTATGAGCAGGAGACTTTATCTTCACACCATGTGATTGTGCCGAGCAGTTTAATTGGAGGGTACCGTCTGTAGACCCTGCACCTTTTATCTTTATAATTCCTGTTCCATCTGGAGTAAATACTATATCTCCATTAGTTGTACTTGTAGTTATTTCTCTCGTTAGTACATCCAAATTCCCTCCGAGCTGCGGACTCGTGTCCTCAACAACATTACTAATACCTCCTGAAGGTAAGTTTGTTAAATTCGCACCTGATACAGCTGGTAAAACTGCAGGGAATCTAGCATCTGGTATAGTACCAGAACTTAAATTATTAGCATTTACACCCTCTACTGATAAATCTACTAATTGTGCCTTAGTCTGTGTCATTTATATTTAAAAACTTGATTGTTAAATCAATTTTACGATAACTTTATTTACGAAATCTCACTGTTTCTATCATTGGTTTCCCTAGATCTTGCTCGTATTCTCTTTCAATTTCGAAGTCATCTATATCTGTTCCTGATTGACTATATTTACTCATTCCTTTAACAAATCCTGATAAAAAATTTTTACCCCCTCCATTTGCCATTACAACTGGAAAATCATTATCTCCCATTTTATGCACCCATTCTATTTAAAAAGTCATCAACTCTGTCACCGACTGGAGTTTCTTGTGAAATAGCGTTCATTGGATTAGTTTTTTCAGCTGCCATCTTATTAGCTTGAAAGTAAGGAGCACTAACCATATTTCCTTGATTCATGGTATCCATTTGTTTTAATTTCGGATCTGACATCAAAGAACTCTCATCAAATCCAGCTTGCATTGGGTATCCAGGCATTTATCTTTACAAAAGTTGTTATTTAAATAATATCATCGACAAGACTTTGAGACTAGGTACATGAGTGTATACCTTTTTTAAACAGTCATCTACCTAACCCAAAACATTTGAAAACTTTTTCCGCATTTTTTTTCAAAAAATAGTGGTAGGGTTAGTGCAAATATTTGTACTTTTCATTTGAAATAGATTTATATGACTGAGGTTTACTATGAACACCCAAGTTCCTAAAAAATAATGGCATTTTACTTATCTTCATGTATGCGGTGGTTAGGTAAGTGAGTGTATATAAAATTAAACAGTCATGTACCTAACCTCATCTTCTATAGAAGTAATATAAATAGGCAAAATTTTTTGGTATTTGGGTGTTCAACGATTGCCATTGCTATCAAAGGTATGTATGCTTACGAGTACACCTACCCCCTACTTTGCATGAAGAATAGTGATGCATTTTTATATAAGAATTTGACTGCATATGATCAAATATTATTTGTACGAGCTTTTCAAACAGCTTTAGAACACTTTGGTAAAGAATCCTGTTGGTGTCTGACGAAGATGAATAATGCTGGATTCAAAGGTTTTACTACAAATAAAAAAACAAAACTTATGTATAAAGGACATGATGCTAGACCTTTAATATTAAATATGACTGGAAGAAATTATTCGGAAGAAAAACCAATAATTGTAAAAAGAAGTGAATGTAAATCTCAATTTTGTCTTAACCCTTCTCATTACTATTGGGGAACAAGAAAAGATGTAGCTTATGAAAATGCAAAAGTTAGTAAAAAATCTATAAATATTGACTTAATAACTAAGTTGAGAAACGAAAATCAAAGTGGTGTAAGCAGTAGAAAATTATCCAAACATTATCGTTTACCATATCATTCAGTAAGAAGAATTTGTTCTGGAGAGACTTATGAGAATGTCGAAGATAAAGAAGATCAATATAATGAGGAAAAGATTTGGTCAAATCTCTCAGACACTTGTGTAAATTTAATGAGAGCTCATCCAAATGAAGCAAAAAATTTTAGAGGAGTCGTGACAGAAACTCAACACTACGAATGTCCTTGGCATATACAAGGAACTAACAAACATAAAGGTAACTTTGGATTAATGGGAGAGTGCCTTGATTGTATGGAAGAAATAAAAAAAGCTAGATGCACAGTAGATGTTAGAGAATTTGAAATGAAGTGGTATTGGCAAGTAAAAAGATTTTGGGAACAAGTAGATATAAAAGAAGAAGATGATTGTTGGGTATGGCAAGGTGCTACTAGAAAAAATGGGACAGAATCTACTGCATATTTTCCCTCTCCTTTTCACTCAGGTAAAACGCAATCCGCCCCACGTATAGCTTTCTGGTTAAGTCGTGGATATACAGGTAAATATCGTATTTTCAATAAGCCGGAATGCACAGCATTTTGCTGTAATCCTAAGCATTTGATGATAAAAGGTGTAAAAGAAATACCTGAATGTAAAGCTATAAAAGACGTTAAGCTTCATCACGAAAATATTCTGCAGTATCATAGAGAAAGGAATAAACAAACTTAAAGTGGCAAGATTTCTTACTACTATCCCAACTAATTTAGGTTTTTTTAATTTAGGTACTGTTGAAGCTTACCCCACAGGTGGAGCAGGTCCTACTGCATATGGACCTACTTCTTATTTTGGTTCTGATCCTAGACCTGCAGAACAAGGAGATAATTTAAATAATCCAATAGATCTTGGAGATTTTACAGAAACATTTAAAACACAAGTTATAACTAATACTCATGGTGGATTATCAAGAAGACAAAGCACATTTTATGAAATAAATTTATCTTTGCCCAGATCAATTCAATTTACTCAAGAATTTTCTACTACTTCATATGAAAATCAAACTAACAGAAATACTTTATTAGCCTTTTATGAAATTGATGAAAATGGACACAGACAAGAATTACCTATAAATGATGATGGATATGTGTTTCGTGATTCAGCAATAGATTATGAAGACGATGACACTGGAATTTTATTAGATGATTATCCATCTTCATTATTACAAAAAGGTAAATATTTATTTGTTATCACAAATGATATTAGATATTTAGAAACGACTTACTCTATCGGATTAAATGTATCGGTGACAGATTGGAGACTTACAGTAGAAACCGTTGAAGAGCAATTAAATTTTGATTTAATTACTAATCCAGTTGAACAAATTTTTGATTTTGGAAATATTTAATCTATTTTTTTAGGTAAAAACATACTATCTTTACCTCTTGCATATCCTGGAACTCCTTTGTTAAGTCCATGAATATCATCGTCAGTTCTTCCCTCTGATTTTCCATGATCTATATAATGTTGACGAGCTTTATCTTCATCATCACCAAAGGCATCTCGAAGATCTTTGTAATTCTCTAAATATTGACCAGCATCAAATCCTGGTTTAGTTATCGGAACAAAACTTCTAGGTGTGTTTTTAGCCTTTTCTAAAGCATCTTTATAAGCTGATTTTGAAGCATCTAATTTCATTTTTGCAGCTTGTTTTAAAGCAGCTGTATTTGATGTCCTGGAAGTACCGCCTGTTCCAGGTCTTGCATCTCCGAAACCTGATAAAGATCCTGGTACAGTGTCAAAAGTACCTCTATCATTTGATTTTATTGGAAAAGCCGTAGGTGTTGTTAAGAAATCTGTAGTGCCTGTATCGTTAGGAATAGAAGATAGATAAGCTGCATCTTCCATCATGTCTCTTCCTCTCGCTCTAGCTCCTATTTCAGAAGCAGTGCCAACACTGTCATATCTGTTTTCAAGTAAACGATTATATTCTGTATCCATCCTCCCCATTCTTTCCGCTAAATTTCTAAAACTTCTTTGAGGAATTACTGTTTGATAAGCCTGCGGACTCTGCTCAGCTGGCATTATTATTGTTGGAGGTGTAGGTTTGCGACCACCCATTTTAATTTTTAAACTTTACTTCTATAGTAATTCTATCTGAAACAAACTCATACAAATGATTAACTCCGATATATCCAAAAGGGAGAAGGAACAAAATCAAAATCAATTCAGCGTAAGTAATAGGGCGACGCATGACGAACAATATCCATATCTCTCCGATATTAGCCAACTTCTACATGGTCTGTCTACTCTTGATCTTCAAGGGTTATGTACACTTCAAGAAATGTTATTGGCAAAATCATGTTGGGAAGCAACAAATTATAGTGGTTCATTAGAAAAATGTAAAAAAAGATTAACCGAATTATATGGTGAAGACTGGGATGAGCATGTAAAACTAAAAGATCATTTTGGAAGTTTAAAGTATTACTATATTTGGGCTTTACTAATTAGTCATAGACAACAATGGAACGATATCAAAAAGTAAGCTAGTATCTGAACAGATAGTGTCCTCGAATGGAAGCACAACAATTAGAGGACTGGGTAGATATCTTAGATACGACAAATTATGCACCACACAAAGATCCTGACAACCTTTATCAGAGTTACAGATTTGTTGATTTAGATATAAACTCAGTCACGACTAGAAATTATCGAAAAAAACTGTGTAAGTCACTCATAGAACAAGTAGAAATATTTATACCACCATCTGGTAGTTTCAATAATCAAGATCTTAGAAGATATCTTGAATTAGTTTCAAGCTATGAAACAAGTACAAAAGACTTAATACTTGGATTATCACTGGCTGATCAGATAAGGCTAACTTTTAGTGACATGAAAACTAGTACAATCTGCGATAGATATCCAGAGATAAATTTAGCTGAAAAAAGAAGATATAGATGTGTTGCAGAATATTTAATTAGACAAGGCGAACTTACAAAATTAAGAGATAAAAATGGAAAATTAATTAAAAAGATTGGAAATATGCAAAAAGCTGTTGTTCTATATAGACCATTACCAAAATTATTGGAGACACTAAAAAAATCAGGATTAAAAGATCTTATAAAAATTGACAAAGATAAAAAAAAGGATAACAATGTAACAGTTGGGGAAACTAAATGACTAGCAGAAGAAATCAATTATTAAAAAAATTAATTGGGACAGCAATAGGTGAAGATGAAAAAAAACTTTATAAACTAACTATTGAACGAATATGTGCTGATATGTGTGAATTCTATTACAAGTTTTATCATAATGATGGTCCAGGGGCGATGGTATATGTTCCGATTCAAGAAGATGAAAAGAAATCTATGTTCTATTTGACAGTTAATAACCTTATTACTGCTGTAGATGACCTTAATAAAAATGATTTAGAAGGTGCTGCAGATGTGATGAAACAGGCTATAGTTCGAGCAGAAAAATTAGATCCTGATAAAGAAGCTTTATTTATTATTCAAGATGATAAAGAAATGTCTCTAGTTCACTACAAAATCGATAGTGAAGGTGCAAGCTTCAAACAAATGTGACTAAAGGATCATGGGGTGCTAGTAGAAGATCGTTAGCACAAGTAGACCATATAACTCATGATTGGTTAACTCCATGTGAATATTTACCTTACATTGATGCATTATTAAAAAATATAGATTTAGATCCATGCTCAACGTATGATGCAAATAATCAATTTTTAAGAGCAGAAAAAATATATACATACGATATAGATGGTTTAAATATCGAGGAGCCTTGGACTGGTAAAACTTATCTATTTCCCCCCACTTTTGGAAGATGTTCTTTCGCTAAAAAAAGAGGCACATGGAGATGGAGTTTATCTGCAGGGCAAGGAGCAAAGGCTCCATCTGTAATATGGTTTAGAAGATTATTAAAAGAATGGAAATTAAGAAATATACCAGAAGCTTTATTTTTTACTACATATTCTGAAATGATGAGGACATGTCCAGAAATGTGGGATTTCCCAGTATGTGTACCTACTCACAGAGCTAATCTGATACATGGAAAAAAATTTGAATGTCTTGATTCACCTATTAGCTGGGGATATTTTATTTATTTACCTGAAATAAATTTCGGTTTTAATCAAACAAATAGATTTAAAAATATATTTTCACACATTGGAAAAGTTATTTGTTAATCAATCATTTGTCTGGGAAAATTTAATTCCCTTAATTGACTAATATAACTTTTTAAAAAATTTTTTGAACTGCCATTATCCAATGCTGGCCTTACCCCTCTCCTATCAGGAGATATATCTTCTCTTGAATCTAACGACTTGTAAAATCTGTAACGATTGTCAACGTCGTAACTTGAAGTAGACTGAGGTTTCATACATCTATTGTATTGGAGCTGAACATGACAATGAATGAAATAGAAATGAAAATAAGTTCTATCTGTGACGATATAAAAGAACTTTTGATTCATAAAAATAGAAAATATGGAAACTCTGCATTAAAACCAAATCGAATTTTTAGTAAATGCTCTGCTACAGAACAACTTTTAGTACGTATAGATGATAAATTAAATCGAATTATGAAAGGAGCTGGACTATTGGCTACTGATGAAGATGTAGTTAATGATCTAATCGGATATTTAGTGCTGCTAAAAATAAGTATGGAATCAGATAAACACAATGACATCCTCGAAATCGCAACATCAATCTATGGCAAAGGAGTCAGAGCAGAAAACATCCTCGACCATGCCAGAGACTTCGATTAATTATCAAGAATTTGAAAAAAATTATAGTAGACAACTCCTACTAATGGATTGTATTGATTGGCTTAAGGATCGACCTTACGACGCAAAGGAGATCCTAGACCACTTGGAGTACTGTTCCAATAACGAAAAAACTGACGAAGAACTTCCCCAGATGGATCAAGTTCTTTAATTTTTTTTTCTAAATACTCAATCCCTTTTATTTGTGTAGCAGATCCGTTATATGTTTCAGCTATATTTAATAAACAAACCTTAACGTGGCATTTATGGCGGTAGAAGGTTGGTATCTCTTTATCAGGGGCAAAATACATATCAAGCTCTGTACGCCTTCTGTCGGTCATTAAATCGCCTCCTGACATCCATATATGATTTATATAGGGACTCCATTCTTTTATTATTTTATTTTTTGTTCCATAACTATTAATTAAATCAAGAAGCTTACAAGATTTAAATGAAGATAGTCCAATACTATACGCAAAACTTAAAAGAGCTGCTCTTTTATTTATGTTTAAGTTTACAAAAACATATTTTTCAGCCTCTTTTGAAAAAATTTTAAGATCTTTATAAAATTGTTTATCTATATCTTCTTGTGATGCTTTATCATTAGCATCTAAATAATGATCATCAATAGTTTCACTTCCATAACCTATTCTCCAAATATTCTCTCCAAATTCTTTGTAACTTGCATAACGTCCCATCCCTAAATAAGTTTTAGGGACTGTATATTTTTTTGTTAATTGATAACCTTTTTCAGTAAATAAAGAGTACTTATGGGACGACAACAGATCCGTTATAGCTTACTTCAGAATAACCATCTAATTCAAGAAGTACAACATAGTTTTTAGCTGCGTTAGTAACTGTAACACCTATTGCTCCCTTACCTTTACCTGCTTTGGCTATATCAAAGAATTTATGATAACCAGTAGGTGCATCTCCTGTTCCAAATGCATCTTCTTGAAAAATTTGCATTGTATTTACACCTTCAGATCGATCAATAGTCACCTTGATATCTCCTGTACCCCCAGGATTGACTCTAAATCCCCTTACTGCATCACCTTTATTACCAGCAGCTGTAGGACCAAGATATGTAATTTCTGATCCAGCATCAACACTGAATTTGTCTAGAGTTGCCTCAATTGTTCTTGTAGCCATGTTTCTTAAGAAATTTGCCCTTCAGTAGAGAGCTGGAATTGAATGTTGGCATCAATGCCATGATCCTTCATGATGCCATAAAACATCTGACGATCTAATGCTTTCTGATGTAAAAGCTCAATAAATGCCTCTTCTAATTCTACTCTATCTAAAGATTGTATTGCTAAAGATGCAGCATGAATAGAAAATTCAACATTTGTTGGAAGGTTAAGATCCATATAAATAAAAACCTTTATACATATAGTACCAACAGTGAATTAATGAGCAATTAATTATATTCGTCAGAACTTGTTCGTCCTAATAAAAGTGTCCCTACTCCATATGTCCCACCAAATAAAATAACAAAACTAACAGCAATTACTACCATGGGTTCTTTTTATGTTTAAGTTTATTTTACCACTTTACTTTATGTGACCAATATCTAGCTGACATTTTGTCAGGATTTTTGTCTTGAGCATTGTGTCTCGCATAGTATGATTTTTTTCTAGCTTTTTCTTTAGCAGTCTTTGGATTTTTACCAGCTCCTTTTACTCCCTGTTGACCAAATCTTATTAATTTTTCTTTACCATCTTCACATGCTTTTACTACATGAGACTTTGTTTTATGACTAGGAGTCTTTCTTGGCTTATTACATTTCAAATGTGCTTTTGAAAGTTTCTTAGCTTTTGCCCTCTTCGACATCAGTTCTTTCTTTGTTAGAAGTCATATATGTCATTGTAGCTCTAAGATGCCATTGATTTTTTTTATGCACTCTTCCACGCTCCACTGCTAAATCTTGAGTAAGATCATCACCTATCATTCCAGCATACTTAGCTAACTCTTCAAAACATCCAGCAAGGATGTCGTGAGCAACACTTAAATCTAAAATAATTTTATCTTGATCAAAAGGATCTGATATATCTATATCTTTTATTCTCGATGTTAATAAATCACCTACACTCGATGGAGTCATTACATTTATAGACCTTATATGCTCAGCAATATTGTCAATACCTTCTACCATTTCAGTCTGGATGTCTCCTGTAAGAAGATGTATTTGGTAAAATTTTGATCCTAACAACCCCCAGTGTACTATCTGAGTTTGATTTTGTACCATCACAGAGTCTCTTAAACACTGGACAAGGTGCTCATTTACAAGTTGAGCATCCTTTGGATTTACGTTAGCCATTTAAGCAATCTTTATCTCTCCTGATTGTATCTTAGATCTTAAGTCCTGTCCTGGTTTTCCATATAGAGATTCATCTCCTGGCTTTTTAGATCTTCCAGCAACTAAAGAATCAATTTTTGCTTTTTGTTCCTGATGCAATTCTTCAGCATATTGCTTTGCAAAAGCTTTAGCTTGATCTTCAGGAAGCGACCCATCCGATGTAGAAGTCATTTGTTATATAAGGTGTTGCTTTATCTGGGGAAAGGATTTTGATAGAACTGTCTTGATCCATCCACTGTTTTATCTTATCAAGTCTCTCCTCTTGAAAAAACTTAAACTTAGGATTGTACCAATCTTCAAGAAGATGTGAGCCTTTTAATCTATTACATTTAGAACAAGAACAAATCATATTTGATTTAACATTATGTCCACCTTTAAATTTTGGAAGTATATGATCAATTGTTGCAGTATCTTTGTTTACTTCTTTATCACAATAAGCACATTTCCAATTCCAAGATTCAAATATACATTGTCGAAATTTATGGCGAGCATTTTTTGGAGAGAGTTCAATTAAATTGGCTAATAAATCTTGCTCGCAGTGAATCACATGTACCTTGCAACCTTGTAGAAACTTTATGCTGCATAAACTTACACAAATGTAGTGGTTAATCCAATAATGAAACTAGCTCTACATCCTCTTCTTTTTCATAGTCTGCGTCTTCGAGAAGTCTTAATAAATAATAATGAATTTTTTCTGTAACCCATTTAAGATCTTCATCCTTTACATCATTAAAAATTGCATTAAGAGATAAATCTTTTGATGGAGTGCGTAAATGATCTGCTAGTAATTGTAAGGCTTTATATCTATCTCTATTCATCTCCTTTAACATCTTAATCACCACTTGCCTCTGGCACTGATACTGGAGAATTCTCAGCAGCTTCTGCTTCTTTAATTTGTATTTCTATAATTTCTTGAGCACCTAAAACTTTTAAATAAGAATTTTTAGCTGTTATAAGTTGAGATTCTAATTGCTGTATTTGTTTTGATAATGTCGTAGCTTGCTCATCTATTTGCTTTTCAAAATTTTTAAGATTCTCTAATGATACTCCGCAAGACATTTTTAATATGTAACTACTTTGAGTATAACCCTAGAATTATCTATTAACAATCATTGTAGTCTCTTGCTATCTGTCCACCTATCTCTGATCCTTTGTCCTGTGCAAACATAGTTACAAAGCCTGCAGCAAGCCATCCAACGATTGGTATGTTACTAAATGCAGGTGCAGCTTTAACTCCTACAGAGGCTCCTACAACTTTTCCTGTAGCGTTTCCACTACCTTCTACTTTTATGCAAGCAATGTCTTTCTCAGTCATTACGGTTCCCTCTACTCCATCTTTACCTAATTCACGTTGCATTGTATAAGTTTCTCTTAAACTTAATTTTGATTCTTTACCACCAAATAATCCTTTCGGCTCAGTAAGTAATTTAACTCTGTTTAAAACTTTTGGATCGTTTGCTTTATATTTGATACTGTAGCCTTTTTCAGATGCAACAATACTGTAAGAAGTGTATGGACCAACTGGGAAATTAACATTAGGATATGGACTTTTAAATCTATTAGTAACTAAAGTACTCATCAAAGAGATATTAGATATCCCTAAGATGGATACTAAAGCTATTATTCCCCAATTTCTCCTATACCTGCTATACATTTTTCTTAGAACCAGTCTCTGTCACTATTTTAATCGGAGCCTGTTCGATACGCAAGATCTGAGTAGGGGCAGTTTGAGATGCTTTCTCTATTAACTTTTCAAGGTCAGCTTTAGTTAAACTTGAAGCACCAGAAGCATTATTTTTATCCATTTTCATGGTTCCATCTCCTCTTTTACGTGCTGCCTCTACGCCGAAACTGGAAAGTACCCCAGTCAAAATCGAAGCCGGGAACGTGATATCCTTGGGTTCATTTGCATAACCTGGTATAGATATGTAGTTTAAGCTTACGATAAATCCGGACCACCCAACTACGACAAGCCTTACTATAACTGAGATAAAGGCTAATTGCTCTTCTTTGTCATCAATGTTTTCTTTGATTTTTGTAAAAACATTTTTTTTCTCTTGTGTCTTAGGAGACTCTTTTGAATTTTCAGTCATTTTATAATCTCAATACATACTAAGTCTACCCTCATGTAAACTTATGTATAGTAATTAAAAGGTACTAAAAATGCGGAAATTATTCCCTTTGTTGATATTGATATTTGCCCCAGCAGCCAGAGCAGATATCACTCATAAATTATCTAGCAGCATACAGCTACAAGTAAATGCTGCTGCCACTCAAGTATCACGAATCGGAAATAGCTATAGTGTTTCTGGAAACAATGTAACTACTCAGTACACACCTGAAGGTGGTTCAGCTACTAACTCAATTGGTTCATTGACGATATCTTCAGGAGTTGGTTCAATACCTACACTTTCAGCAGTGCAGGCAACAGCAGGTGAATCTTGGAGTTTCACTCAATCATTTACACAAGCGGATGCTATAGCAACAAGTGCTCCAAGTACAGGTGCCGTAAGTGCTTATTCTGACCAAACTTCAACTGCAGCTGGGGTAGCAGGGACACTTGCAGGTACAATTGATTCATCTTCAACAATAGCTCTAACAGCCGGAGGAGCTGGCACAGTGGCTACAGGCCAATTTGTCAGCGAAATTTCAATAAAATGAAACTAAAGGATCATGCCTTTGCAATAAAAGAAAAAGAAGATGATGAGACAGATGAGAAAAATAATACCTGTAATCTTTCTAAGTCTGATGAGCACGACTGCGAAGGCAGTACCAGTAGTTCCAAACTTTAATACAGGTGTACTTCAGTCTCATACTGAGACTACTTCAAAAGTGACTGAGACAATAAATGTAATTGATTATCAAACAGGCTGGCAATATACCGTAACTGGCAATAATATAAAGACAGATAGTAGTAGTTTGGTTCCTCCAGCCAAAAGTGTTACTCAAACACTGAATGGAGTTAATTCAACGTGGACAAATTTAGATTCCTCAAATATGCCAAACTTCTCGATCATAGACGAGACAAAGCCTTGGCAGATGACAACTACACTGAGCCAGCCAGGATTGAAGACACAGACCATAATCCAGAGGACTACCGACATAAAATCTGTAACAGATACAACTTCAACCTTCAGTCAGTAAAATATTTACTTTTAGCTTTAAATATATTTAGTGCTCCTATATATGCAAACGAGGTGGGAGGGGTTTCAGCTACTGCAAACCCGATTGCGAATTCTTCGGGGTCAGTCTCAAATTTGGCGGTGCAAAATTTAGCCGGACCGTACCTTACTAATACATATGGAAGTGGGGTGTCCTGTCAAGGATCTACTCTTACAATTACTCCTTTTGCTACAGTGCAAGACTCATGGAAAGAACCTTATGAACCTTCTTATCTCGATAACGTGTATGACAATTCAGATGTAGATAATGATGGCTTATTAGATAATCCTGGGGCTATTCTTTATCAAAAACCTGTAAGAACAGGTCAAAAAACAAATCACAATATTGGATGGGGTATCAGTATGAATATAACCATACCACTTGATAAAAGACACAATGAAAATTGTCTACGTGCCTCCAGCAGTCAGAATCAAATAAATAAACAAATATTGGCTAATAAGAGATTAGATTTTGAGATGGCAAGATTGAAGCACTGTGCCGAGCAAAAACGGTTGGGAGTAACTTTCGCAAAAACTAGTCCATCAGCTCAGATTTGTGCGGATATTGTAGTTGCAAATCCTCACGGTGTTGTTCCTAATCATCGTCATTCGATTCCGAAATAAGTTTCTTTTTTCTTTTCAATCCTTTAAATTTTTCTCTATCTTTTTTCCCAAATAAACCTTTAATTCTCTTTATAAGTTGCTTTATTAAGGGCTTTATTAATTTTAATAAGATGGGTGTCGCAGCTGCTGAAGCCGTTGCTACGACTGCAATTGCAGCTGTAGTACTTACTTGTGATGTATTTGGAAGTAATTTTTCAAGGTTAGAGCTTGGTTCATACAAAATTACACAAATATTTCCTTGTAATTCATGACCTACAACTATTTCATCTCCACTACGTGTTAAATCTCCAACTCTTGGTTGATTTGGAGCTGGACATTCTTTCTGATTATCTTTTGGTATGTTATCTAATTTTGGATCAGGAGTTCCTAATTCACTTTCATTATTTTTTTCTTCTTCTTTTTGTTCTTGCTCTTTTCTGGGGGCAGTTCGTACATTAGGAACTACAGCATCTTCAACATAAATTAATTCTTCTGGTTGGTAATCTATTGCTTCATAAGTAGGAGATCCAGCATCACATAAAACTACATTACCTCTCTCATCCTCATCTACTAAATTTTTTGATTTTTTGTTTAAATCGTTAAATTTAACACACCCTGGCAAATCTATGATTGGATTCCCAATCTGTAAAGTTACTGGAGGACTCTGCGGTAATGATTGTACAGTAGAAAAATAATAATTATCAAGTTTAGGAATAACTACAGTATTTATTGAAATTTCTGGAATATCAGACAATTTTAAAAATTAGTTGTAGGTAGTTTAGGTACAACCGGACCAGTAACATCGGGTATAGGAAGAGAGTCTCCTAAAGATTCTCCTAGATTACCTGTAATCGATTCCATAGCTTTTTCTTTTATAGTATTTATTATTGCATCTTTATTGATGTAAATAAATAAACCACTACCTACAACTGTTAAAGAAAGTACTCCTGAAGCAACAGCTATTGCATTAAAAATTTTCTGCATTTTTTTAGTATTTATTTAAATTTTACTAAATTGATCTAATTACTGCAAGTTGCTAATAACTATCTCGTTTTAACTAGGCTTTGTCGGCCATGTAATATTATCTGGGTCGGATTGAGTAGGTACATCTCTAAGAGCTTGGCGATAGGTCTTCCAATCATCACTTACAGCAACTCCTGTTTCAGATGCTCTTGCTGCTACCCAATCGGATTCTTGTAATCTGATATTTCTTTCTATTCGTACTTCTACCCATTTTTCAGCAAGAAGTTCAGATTCTGTTGGAAGACTCGCATTGTATTCTGCGATTTCTGCATCAGTCATTGGTGTTAAAACACCGTTTAAATACTTGTTCATTAGCTCTCCTTGTATCTAAATAGTAAAACTTCGGTGCCGACTTGCCAAGCACTAGAATTGGTTGAATATAGTCTCACACCACTAATTCTTTGTGCAGTCATGACAGAAGGATTTAAAGTAGCTCTAATATCAGCATAACGTATGCCATTAGTTGTACCTACATGATGCATAGGCCCTCTTAAGTAACCATAGTATCCTGTATAAATTTCAAAGGTGGCTGTTACATACTCATTTTCTCCCCCATATTGATAAAAATTTAATTTATCATCATTATTTTGAGTATAATGCCCACCAGCATGTTGAATTATGTAATTATAAACACCAGCAGTTTGAGGACTGGAACCACCATTAGTAAAAAATCGTACCTGTAAATTTTGATAAGCTGAACCACCCCATTGACCTCTTTTAAATATTAATTTGTAAACACGCTCATAATCAAAACCTGTTAAATCAATATTTGTAGCAGTAGATGAAAGGTAAGTTCTGCTTACAAATTCTAATGCACCACCACCACCAGGTACTGTAATTGTTTTGGTTGCTCCAGTACCAGATGCAGTAACACCAGCACCAACAAAATCTAGAGTAGTTGCAGCTG